GCATAGACACACCAGTATCATCGTCATACTCATTTGCAGTATCGTAAGGACTTTGTTCTGGTAACTGAGGCATTGCCAAATAGAACGCATCGCCACCCAAAATCCCGCCGCATCGGTGAGACTGAACGCCAAGTATTTGCATTCCAGCAGCAATTGGGTTGTTTAGGTTTTGATTTTGTCCGCCAGCCCAGTTCAATGCTGGAGTAATGTTGATAGTCACAACACCACCAGAATTGGCCGCAGCATTAGCAGTGGCACGGAATTGAACTTGGTTAGCACTTGGAAAATGGCCAATGAAGGTCAAATAGCGCATGTTAGGTTGTCCAGAGACACCATCCTGGAAGCTAAATAAGTCACCAGAGAACACGGCATTGGCATCACTCGCAGTCGCACCACTTACTGTGATTTGAGTCACGTTTTGGCCTGTTGGATCATTAACAGAAACCACAGTCAACGTTTGCTGACTCACTCCAGTAGTGCCGGAAACGTGAATAGGCATTAAGTTTGACTGGTAGTAACTTACTAATGGAGTACCAAAATCCCCAATTTCCCAAGACATTGCTATGTCATCGTTACGATGTGGGACGAATTGGTTAAGACCGTTACCGACAACCGCAGGAACCACAGTATCAGGCAGATAAACTTTAATACCTTCAGCTACAGAGCCGTAGTTCTTGAAGAACATGATTGCTTGAGCCAACTGTTGGTAAGAAGTCAGAGCTGTAGAGCCATTACCGAAATAACGATATGGTCCTGAAAAAGTGTTTAGCGTACCGTCAAGCTGGCTGGTAACAGCAGATGCCCAGTTAAGAGCAACGTTGCCTTCAACCTGTGTAGCAAGTTCAGCGATAAAGCTCTTACCAAACACACGCATGTAATCTTCTTCGCCTTTTTCCAAGTTGAAGATACGTTGTTGGGAGGTAACAGCGAAAGAGCTGTTGTTTGCTTGGTCACAAACTAATTGTTGTACACGTTGTACGGCTGGCTGGAATGATGCAACAAGTCCGGCAGTCGTAGTAGCGCGTGGAGGCAAATCGAAGGTTACTGTAGAACCTAAGTTGGCCTGTATTTTATCAAAGTCCTTAAATTTTGTATTAGCTGTGCTAATATGGCAACATAAGTTCTGTAATAGAGCAAGTCCTGACCTCTGATAGGTTTGGACGGTTTGAAGAATATTATTCGGGAAAACAGCCATGTTAGTAACTCCTAACTTTATCCATTAAGTTAGGATTCAGAGCGCAATACCGTATCTATGCCTTATACTTTCTCTTTAAATCTTTCATAGACAGAGTACCACCTGAATCCGTTCCGGTGTTAGAAGGTCTTTGTTGAGATAAAGGGCTATTGGCATGTTTCATCTGTGAACTTGACTCGTTTGCTTTGATAGAATCTGACAAACGTTTAATTTCATAGATGGCATCTTGGGGATTGTGACCGCACGTTGATTCTAGCTGATACAGTTTTGTTCTGTTTTTCGCTAGTTCGTAAATGACATCATGGGAATTATCCACGTACTCGGCTAAAAGCTGAACAACGTTTGGATAATATCTCATATCGACATTATTAGTGACGGCCTCGAAATCCTCATACTTCTCTTTCCCAGGGGCAATTTTCTCTTTGTAGCTGCTTACTATGCGCTGGGCTATCTCTGCGTCCGCTCTTTCCTGGGCTTCACGAGTCCATTCATTGCGTTGGCGTGACAACTCTTCACCAGTCAACCGCTTAACGTCATCTTCCGACAACGATTTAGAGCTTTGAGTTTGATTTGACTGCGGTGCTTGCTGCGCATATTGAGTTTGTTGTTGCCTTTTAAAGCTTTCAACAGCATCATGCTTGGCTCGTCCTACAATCTCATTTAACTCTGATTGTTTAAAAAGACGCTCTTGTACTTGTTGAGCAGTCTCTTGTACCTGAGTCTGATTAGTATCAGACGCGTTATCCATAACACTATTATCCATAACAGTCCCTTCTAGCTATTTCCCCGCCACGGTAATTCCTCTGCCTATCGAACAGGTCTCGAGCTATTACGCCGCCACGCTGAATAAATCGTTCCCCGCATAACGCACGGGTCTCGTGTGAAAGTTGCAGTCCATTGCACCATTTGCGAAATTCACACTCTAAGGGTAGTCAACTAACGAGAGACCAACAATGAGGTATATAGAGAGATATGAATCAATATTAGGTTTGCTGAATCAATATGACGTAAATGAGATTAACTAATGAAAGATAATGAAATATGATGTTTATAGAGTCTTTTGAACCTAATTAAGGATAATTATGTTATTATTGGACGGTGTTCAATATTTAGTAGAAAAAGAAGTTTCAGCGCGATATGGCTTATCTATCCATTGGTTTAGAAAAGCACGTTACGATGGCAATAGTCCAAAGTATCACAAACTAAATGGGAAGGTTTATTACACAGCTGAAAATGTCGATAAATGGTTTAAAGAAAACTTGAAATGTATTTAAAAAGTCGGGCTTAGAAAAAGGAAGAAAACTAAGCCCGAACAGGGTGTAACACGGTTATAGCACACTATATCCAATTAACAATGTACCATTCAGCGATGTAGCTGCGGTATTGTTAAAAATGGTTAGCGTTGCTGTGCCTGAACCTGGGACGCAGGTAAAGGTAATATTGTTGGTTGCGTTATTGGAACCACCTTGAATTGTTAATCCAATTACAGAAGTTGCGGTAATCTTAGTGTTTGTCCAAGTAATTGCATAGGTTGCGCCACCAGCAGTGGTTAATGATGATGTAGTGATTACGCCCGCATTACCACTCGCTGTCACAGCATTTGCCGCTTCTGTTCCATTAGCTTTAGCCAATATGATTTGACCTGCCCCAGAGAATGTATTGGCAGCAGTTAGGTTGGCAAATGAACCAGGAGCGGCTCCAGAGTCTATAAATAAACCACCTGTTCCTGATGCTATTGGGAAGTTGCCCGATACAAATGGAGTGGCTGTAGCACCTACCATGAATCGACCTAAAGCATTTGCTGGATCTGGAATACTTACAACAGAAGCTTGCCCCATTGCCACGTTACTTAATGTGGTGTTGGTATTTCCTGTATTAGCGACACCAGCAACAATCAATGAGCCACGAGCTGCGGTTGCAGGGAAGGAAGCTAAAGTTCCAGCAGTACCAGATAATCCAGCCTGGATATTTCCACCATGAACGGCAGGAGCACTTCCGTCATAAATCTGGCCAGTAGTTCCATTGAATTGAGCAATATGGTTCGCAACAACAGGAAGCAATACATCACCAGGGCTTACAGCCGCAACGAGAGTAATTACCCCGCTATTGCTAATACTGACAGTAAATACACCATAAGTTCCGACGTTGGTAACATTATTGAATGAATAAAGTACCTGAAGAATGTCAGTAGAAGCTATTGGGTTGCTTTCAAGATTTACTTGATTTAAGTACCCAGCAGTAGTAACTGTGGCTAAGTTATCACCAAAAACAGCAAACTTTTGATTAGGAAACACGCCCACCATTGCTGGTTGCTGTATGGGCAATTGATAAATAGTAGGCATATTATATCCTTATGTTATGCTTTTCTTGGGGTTAGTACGTCATTACGTTTCCAATGAGCTTTGTCACCCATGCCCATTTTACCGTGATGACCTTCAACATCATTGCGGTCTTCTTTACGCTGAAGAACGCGTTTGATTCCTTGTTGGTGATTGTCATTAACCATGCGGTTATCAATCATACCCTCTTTGCATTTATATTCGCTCATTTTAATGTCCTTATTAAAGAGTCAATTATTGTATGTTTATTTCCTAAGTTTCTTCAAGGTCTTTGCAAGAGCCACTTCTTTACGAATTGTTGGTGATTTGCTTTTTGCAGCTTTTGCTAACTTCTTATCAGGAATTTTCTTACCTTCTGGCACACCGAGTTCTCGATGAAGCTTACCAGGATGCTTGATAGCGCCTTTAATCCATTTCTCAGCCATTTTATGCTCCTTATGAGGCGTTGGCAACGTCTTGAACAACTACGTTTCCCACGGCATTGACCGCATCATTTGCTACAGTCCCAACCAGGTTAAGAGCTGGGTCTAACACTTTGGCAGCAGATGGAGATTTGGCTTGCAAAAGAGATTCAATTTTAGAGATTAATAATTGAGCTTCTTTCTCAACCTGGGCTACAATTGCCGGTTCTTCTTGAAGTAATAAATTTTCAAGAATGGTCAATAAGTGACTACCAATGAATGTTAATAGCATTTGCATAATACGCTCCTTGTGATTGGTTAACACTTGCCTTTCATAGACTTTTTCATGTCTTTTTTAAGGTTCGATTTAGGTTTAACCGCTGGCACTGTATCACCTACAATCCGCGCCTTAGTTTCCTTCCTGCGTGTTTTGTTGGTGTCCTTAGCAACAGGTTTGACCGATTTTTCAACAGATTTGAATGCTTTTTTCATGACTTTTTCTTCACGTCTGTCGTAAGGGTCTTTATCTAAGCCTTTGCCGCCTGATTTTTTTCGTTCTCTATCCATTTTTCTATACGCTCCAATCGTTCATGAATGCCTTGTAAGGCTTCTACCAAACACTGCGTTGACTGATTGTAATCAGCGGCGGCAGATTCCATTGACTCACATACTGCGTCTAATCGTTGCTCTAAATCACTCATTTCATACAATCCTTTTTGACCATTTTCTTCACAAGCTTCTTATCTTGCGCTGCGTCCATATGCTTTGACATTTTTTTCTCACGAGATTTAATGTCTTTTTTCTTCATTTTCATTTTTTCTTCCCCTTCTTTTTAGATTTAGCCTCAGAATATGCGATGGCTATGGCCTGATTCTTGGGCTTGCCGGCTTTAATTTCTGTCGCAATGTTGTCACCGAATTTTTTAGTGCCTGGTTTTGCACCTTTATTTAATGGCATCGCTGTTCCTATTTCTTGTTAGCCCAAACAGTTTCATACAAACCACGGCGTTCAGCAGGGTTCGCACCATCCATATGCTTTCGCACTTGGTTCTCAAGCTGTTTATCGTTGAGCTTATAGGTCTTTTTAAGCTCATTTGGAGTGGCGTTTTTTAAATCATTCCAAGTTACTTTGCTCATTTTCCTCTTCCTCTAAGGTTTGTTGTAAAAATCCGATCATCTCTTTTATTTCATTTTCATCCAATATTCTGCCTGGGAAAGGTACTGTATATTCAAATCCCTCATCACATTCAAAATGAAAGTTATGTGTCAAATTGGTAAATACAACGCTCCATTTATTGGAGCCAAAATCTTTACCAATCTTTACTATCAATCTACGCATGGTGTCGCTTCCCTTCTTCCTTATGATTTAATTTGTGGTGAAATTCCAGGGCTTCTTTGACATGGCGATGCCGCATATCATGTCCTTTAATCTTTAAGTCCACTTGTTTGGCAAATCGTTCAGTTTGCGCCTTCACTAGTTGGACTGTTGATGATTGTTCGCCAAGCTTCAAATTAACTTCGAGTTTTTTCTCTTCTTGCTGGAGCTTAGCCATTTCAAGCTGCATTTTTTGCTGCGCTTGTTGGTTTTGCATTTGCATTTTTTGCATATCCACTTGAGCTTTCATTGCAGCAGGATTTTGTTGTGCTGCTTGCTGTGCGGCTTGTTTCTCTTTCTGATACTCTTGCAACCACTCATCAGTTAATGCTTTAAGTTCTTCAACACCTTTACCTTCCAGGTTATCCAGAACGAAATCCAATCCTTTTTCAGCAATAAACTGAGCAAATAATGGCGACATTCCCATCATCTCTTTAACCATCATAATGGTTCGTGATTTCTGAACTTGGAAGCTTGCGCCCGCTTTGAGTGTTACATTTAAAGAATTGGTGTCGAAATCCATCGGCAACCCTTCTTCCTGATTGATTTTGACAAAGTGACGCTTTCCTTTTTCATCAAGAATGGGTATGGTTCGTGGAGTAGTAAAGTATTTAGGCATTAAGTTTACATATATTTCAGCTACCCGTTGGAACCCTTGTAAGCAGCCCACGATGTAAGGCATAGCAGTAGCGTTTGACTGACTAGCAGCTTCCACGATTGCAATACCAGAGAGCTGATTATTATTAATGC